AAACCTCCAAACCCCTAAACTATGTATGGCTGCTGTGAAAGAAGATGGAAATGCGTTGAAATATGTGAAGTCTCAGACACCTGAAATTTGTATGGCTGCTGTGAAACGATATGGATATTCGTTGAAATATGTGGACCTACAAACCCCCGAAATCTGTATGGCTGCTGTGAAACGAAATGGAAATGCATTATCATATGTGAAGTCTCAGACACCTCAAATTTGTATGGCTGCTGTGAAAGAAGATGGACGGGCATTAGAATTTGTAGAACATCAAACTCCTGAACTTTGTATGGCTGCTGTGAAACAAGATGGAACCTCATTAGAATTTGTGAAACATCAAACCCCTGAACTTTGTATGGCTGCTGTGAAACAATATGGATGCGCATTAGAATTTGTGGAACATCAAACCCCCAAACTTTGTATGGCTGCTGTGAAACAAGATGGAAGATCATTAGAATTTGTGGAACATCAAACCCCAAAACTTTGTATGGCTGCTGTTACACAAAATGGATGGTCATTATCATATGTGAAACATCAAACCCCTAAACTTTGTATGGCTGCTGTTATGCAAAATAATGATGCGATACGATATGTAAAAAAACTAACCCCTGAACTTCGTATGGCTGCTGTTGCTAATTTATATAATATACCAACAACGTTCCAAAATAACAACAGATATTATTGGTATTGATAAGATCAAATAATCGTCTCACAATTAATACGTCTTAATATAAATTCTTTATAATTTATATTAAACAGTCAAAAACTATTAGTCCATTTTATTTTGGGATAATCCATAATTTTTAATAACATTTAAAGTGTATGTAATTAACTGAGTTGTAAGATATATAATGGATTATAATTAGATCTTTGTATTCCGGCGTAAAATGATAAGTTTATGTAATGAAGAGAAAGGCTTCTACACCCATAAAACGCCCTCCAAAAAAATCAAATATATGTAAAAACGACAAAAATATAGAAATACCCCGTACCATTAATGAATTAATTATATGTATCGAATCTAATTTGAAAAATACAAACAGATACTTGTATATAAATAAATTAAAAGATTGTCTACCAATTTTAAAAAGGATTAATGAACTCATTGGTCTTGCTAAGATAAAATCGACACTTACTGATATAATTTTACATTATATCCAAGGATATAACAATGATTATTTGAATATGATTATATATGGACCGCCGGGGTGTGGTAAAACGACGCTTGCGAAATTAATAACGCAATTGTTTGCGAAAATGCGCGTTGTGCGTCAGGATAAATTTACCATTGCAAATCGAAAAGATTTTGTCGCAGATTATAAGGGCCAGACTACCGGCAAAACTCTCGATTTTCTAAATAAAGCAAAAGGCGGCGTTTTATTTATAGACGAGGCATATTCCATGGCTCCTAATTATAAGAAAAATGATGATGACTCATACGAACGGGAGGCCATTGATCAATTAAATCTATTTTTAAGTGAAAATAAATCCGAGATTGTATGTATCATGGCAGGATATGAAGAAGATATTAATAATACAATATTTAAACTGAATAATGGATTAGAACGGCGTTTCCCATGGAGATTATATATTGATAAATACAATGACGACGAATTATTACAGATATTCGAGTTGATATCTACGCGGCAGGGGTATAAAATCGCAGAAAATGCGCTATCAAACAAATTATTTGCAGACAATGAGGAATTGTTTGAATTTAGCGGCGGGGATGTGGAGGTATTTTTCGATCGATGTAAAATAGCACATAGTCGGAATACATTTGGTAAAAAACCTAATTATACATTAGAAGAATCCGATATATTGATGGCTATTGAAATTCACCGAGAAAATAGAGAAAAGAAAAAACAAGATGCCACCAAAATTCCATTTGGTATGTATACTTGATGTATGTATGTGCGCAAAATTTATTATGCAATAATATAATAAATTTTACAAATTATCGGCGTCTTGCACTTACCGATTTTTGTACAGGCATTTTATAGAATGTACCGCCCGGCGGTACATATTGGAATTGTTGCATATTATTTGGATCTTGAGGATGCATAAATTGAACGGGTGTTGCATTTCCATTACGCATTTGAGGATGGGGTGGTTGATGTGGATTCATATTCCATTGCTGTATATTTGAAGCAGATGACATAATTGTAGAACTTTCAGATGTCACACTTTCCTTGGAAGATGGTACAATGGATGGGGTTGCTGTGGAATCCGGTAATTTTAGAGATTCATCTAAAATCGATGCAACTGAATTGCCACCACCATTCGCATTGTATAATTTACTCAAAAGTGCTGCGAATGAATCTTCTTGAGATTGCTCTTTTTGGGGTTTAAAGGACGATGGTAATTTTTTTATGAGTTCCTCTAATTTTAGAGACAAGGATTGTTTATATTTTTCGGTGGCTTCTATTTTTTCTTTTAAACTTGCCAAATTTTTAGTTGTCGATTCTTGTTCTTTTTTCAGATTGTATATCTGACCATATAATGAAATGGTTTCTTCGTTCATTACTATTTATATGAATACTTAATCATCACTGGGCGCAGTGATTCGATTGGGAGCATACGCTCCCAATCTTCATGAGTGAAACAGTGTACGCTGTTTTACGAATCATTTATTGTACTCATTACAATGGATTTGTGAAATTTATTATAGACTATATAATCAATTTTTGAACTGCGATGGTATGGACACAATAAATGACTTTAGCGATGTTTACGTGAAGCGGAGCCGAAGGCGAAGCAAACGTAAACATTCGCTAGCGTGATTCACTGCGCCCAGTGATGCGCCCAGTGATGTGATGTCACACCACTCGGTTTTAAAGAGTCGACACATAATAATGACCGATAAGAAAGCGCGCGTCAAAAAAGTCAAAAAAGTAAAGAAAGAAGCCGAAGCCAGTGAGCCGGTAGCAGTAGCTGAGACTCCTGTCGTCGATACCCCTGTGGCAGTTCTTGATACTCCTTCGTTGGTTACCCCCGGTCGCGGAAAAGCCACTCTCGAGGATGTTCTTCTTCACATCGCATCGGTTCGTGCATCTCTTGTGCAAGCACGCGACGAATTGACTGAGAACAAGCAGAAAAAACTTGGTAGTCTTATGAAAAAGACCCTTGCAGAGCTTGAAAAGGTCGAGAAGAAAACCCACAAGATTGCCAAAAAACCCCGTACTGGAAACACTAGCTCTGGTGGATTTAACAAACCGACCCCTGTCACTGATGAATTCCGCAAATTCGTGGCACCGCTCCTCAAGGACAAGGATGTTGTAGGTGTTCTTGAGAAAGAACGTCCCGCTAACAAAACTCAGGTTGATGTCAAGGACATTGCTAACCGTCTATCCAGTGACAAAAGTGTAAGCCGCACTGCTGGCTTGTGCATTCTCAATGCGTATGCCGAGGTCAGTGGTCTCAAGGAAGGAAACCGCATTCTTCTTGATGGTTCTGCCAAGGGTAAGACTCTTCGGAGCCTTCTTGCGGTTCCCAGTGATGTCTCGGATTTGAAACACGCTACCATGAACACTTATATGCAGCGCCATTTCAAGCTCAAGAATGACAAAAACTGGGATCCCAAGGTTCCTCGCAAAATTAAAATTACCCCCAAAGCATCCAAGTAAGTGCGGGGCTCAATAAAAATATAAAAATACAAAAATATTGATAATTTTTCACAAATTATCAATAATATATAATGAAAAGCAATTCGGACATTTATAAAAGTTTAGTTTCTGAGCAATGCTGGAAATATTATGTGGATAAACATCACAAAAAGTGCAAAAAGTTATTAAACAATTCTCAGCTCAAAAAAATACAAGAATACGAAAATTACCGGATTGATAAAATAAAAAACCACCCATTTGGAGGAACTAATTATTGTTATTATTTGGTTTGTGAAAATAAACATCAAAACGGGGACGATTTCAATTATTCATTAAAATTGGCCATTATCCATCAAAATAGAAACATCATATTGGAATTATTGGCGGATATTCCAAAAAATACAGCTGTCGATTTTGATGGGGCGATTGAAAAATCATACGAATACGGAATGCCCGAAATAGCCGATATCATTCGAAGAAAACAACAAATGTATTTAATTTTGTGACGGGCGTAGTGATACGCTCGACAATTCCGATATGGACACAATAAATGACATTGAGGGTTAAGCGAAGGCGAAGCCGAAGCTAATCCATCAGCGTGATTCACTGCGCCCAGTGAGTGAATCCGTCTCATTAAAGACCAACTTTACGTAATGTCGTCGACATCCGGATTACTCCTTGAACGCCGTAATAAGCACCCAAGGGACGCTAAATTGGAGTTTGATGAACCCACACACGTGTATACTATTGATGGGGACTCGGATTATACCTCTGTTACTACATTAATTCATAGATATTTCGAGAAATTCGATGCAGACCTTATTATTTCCAGAATGTTCAAAAAGAAAACGTTTGGACCAGGAGACAAATATTATGATATGATTTTTCCGTATTTATGTGAAAAATATCCCGAAAAATCCGAATCGATGGGGCGAACCATTAAATCTTCCAAATTTATACCCGGAAACAAATATTATGATGCGGCACTCAATCATGTAAAAGATTCATGGAATGAAAATGGCCGACTTGCATCAGAATTAGGAACCGAAATGCATCTCAACATTGAATATTACTATAATGAGGTGCCATATCGTCCAGGATTCACGGAAACCCCCGAATATGAATTGTTTGTAGACTATCTGAAAGACAATCCGTATCAAGCATATAGAACCGAATGGGCTGTATTTGCTAAAAAATATAAATTGGCCGGATCTATCGATATGATTTATTGCGATCCCGATGATCCAGATTCTTATATGATTGCGGACTGGAAACGGTCAAATGAAATAAAATTCAAAGGATTTTTCGGTAAAAAGGGAAAACATCCAGTTTCGGAATTCGATGATTGCAATTTCAGTCATTATTCGTTGCAATTAAATATTTACAAGCTGATTTTGGAAAACTATTACGGAGAAACAGCACTAATGATCGCAAAACGGCTGAAGAATGCAAAAATCGAAAAATTGATTGCCTCAAAAACTAAAAAAGAGGCAAAAAACGAGAATCAAACAGCAACCTACAAAATCGATAAAATGTTTACAAAAAATACATTTAATTTGGTTGAAAATGAGGATGTTGACGGATTAAAACTGTACCTTGACACGCACCCTGGAATGGATATTAATGTAAAGAATAAAAAAGGAAATACTGTGTTATTATTGGCAGTGAAACGACAAAATGTGGATCTTGTAAAGGTATTATTGGAATATCCGGGTATAAATTTGGCGGCAGTGGATCGTAAAAATATATCAAAGATGTTTTTGGTGATTTTACATCCAAATCAGGATAAATACATGAAAATTCCTGTAAAAAATCTAAAAACAGAAGCAATGGCGCTGCTTAACGACCACCTTAAAACTATTACATGATTGTTACGGGGTTTAGTAAACAAAATATGAAAATTGATTATAATCGCACATATAATCAATTTTACAAATCCATTGTAATGAGTACAATAAATAATTCGTAAAATAGCGTACGCTCCCAATCGATTCACTGCACCCAGTGATATAAAGTGATTTAATTATTCGAACAAATAATATATAAATCAACCAATGTCCCATCCAGCATGTGAAGATCTGAAAACACAAACATACGAATCGAAGCAACACCTCCCGTGGTGGCGCACACTCGAGGAATATTTCAAGGTCCACAGTTTGGTTGAGCATCAAATTAGTTCCCACGATATCTTTTTTCAAAGTAAATTGAAAGATATCCTCACAAAAACGAATATTCGGTTTACAGAAAATGATGAACCTCGTGTCATTAAATTTAGTAATGTTAGGGTCAAAAAACCCGAAATCAATGAATTAATCGATGGAATCAATTGTAAACACCCAATGATGCCCAACGAGAACCGAATTAAGAATACAAATTACACGGTAAGTATTTATATAGACATTCGCACATATTTTGAAGATCCAGATGGATCCGTAGCCGATGATGCCAATCCAATTGATCGTTATGATAATGTATTTTTGGGTCAAATTCCCGTAATGGTTATGTCAAAGTTTTGCAATTTACATGGATTGTCACCCATCGAACTCGTTCGTGAAAATGAACGATCCGACGAAATTGGCGGATATTTTATTATCAATGGCAACGAAAAAGTACTAATGAGCCAAGATCGCATGGCCCATAATGAACTATTCGTGTTCAAATCCAAAGAAAAAGATACCATCAAAATTACAAAGATTGAACCCAATAATACCATTTCCACAAAAACTGTGAGCAGTGATTGGTATGCTGAAACCCGATCCCATTCTTTCAATTGTGAACCCAATATCACCAACACTTACATTCGACTCAGCGTCCGCAATATTAAAAAGTCCGAAAAGGCAAAATTGTATGTGGATTTACCCTCTGTATCCGCTGTAATCCCTTGGGGAGTTGTTTGCATTGCACTGGGTATGAAAGATTCACAAGAAGCCCTATCTTTCGTATTTGATGTAAACGATACCGATAATTCTAAAATGCGCACATTAATTTCTCCATCCCTTGAGGATTTTAATGATGCAAATGGCGTTTTATTGACCCGCGACACCGCCATTGGAATCATTTCGCGTCATGTAGGTGTTGGACGCATCCCACAAAAAGAAAAAGAACGTCTTTACACAGAAACCATGAAAATACTCGAAACAAAGCTATTTCAGAACCTGAACGAACGCGGAATGATTGCAAAATACCACCATTTCGGTTATATGACCCAGCAATTGCTCGCAACTGTCGTAGGAATTCGACATCCGGACGATCGCGATCATTATGGTAAAAAACGTGTAGATACCGCTGGACACCTCATGAACAACTTAATGAACAGCATATGGAAGAATGTCATCAATGATATTATTAAGAAAAAATTCGCAGATAACGCAAAGAAATCAACCGGACAAGATATAAAGCACTTTTTCTACAATAAGATTACAAAGGCCATTAAAAATCCATTCTCTAATGGAGAGTGGGTCGCAAATAAATCACAACAGAAATCTGTTCGGTCCGGTGTTTGTCAACTGTTAAATAGTTCGAATACAACCGCACGACTCAGTTCTATGAGACGCGTTGTTACCCCCAGCGACAGAAACAGTAAAATCATCGACCCCCGATATTTGCACAATTCCCATTGGGGCTTTATCTGTCCTAACGAAACCCCCGAAAGCCAGCCAACAGGTCTCGTCAAAAACATTGCAATTATGTCAACCATCACCGATAGCTCACCAACCCGACCCATCCTTTTGCTACTCGAAAATTACAAAGACGCAAAATTATTGGGAGGATTTGCAAATCAAACTAAAACGATTCCATGGAATACCCATCCCGTCAAAATTATTATGAATGGCACATGGATAGCCGTTTGTAAAAATAAACAAAAAACCCTCACCTACCTTCGCACCCAACGACGCGCTGGTAAAATCTCACACACTGTTAGTTTATCGGGTACCATCGACGGAATCATTATATATACAGATTCTGGGCGCCTAATTACCCCCTTTTTCATTGTAAAAGGCGGAAAATTACCCGACATTCCGGCGGACATTACATGGTATCAAATGATCGATCGCGGAATCATCGAATATTTAGATCCCATGGAATTACAATCAGTGTATCATGCAGAATATCCATGGAAACTTGACAAAAAACACACACATTCGATCATACATCCAGCAATTCTACACGGAATTTCTGCCAGTACCATTCCTTTCCCCAATTACAATCAATCACCCCGTAATATCTATCAAGCTGCCATGGGAAAACAAGCAATCGGCATACAATCCTATAATTACAATAGACAATTCGAAAATTCCTCACATATCCTACATTACCCCCAAAAACCAATTGTAAACAGCAATATTATGAGATTGGCCGGTTCAGAAGATTATCCGAGCGGTCAAAATGTGATTGTTGCGATTATGAGCGGCGCTTATAACCAAGAAGATTCAGTTATTGTAAACCAACGAGCCATCGATCTCGGATTGCTTCGCAGCACTCACTATGCGTCCTATTCCGATTCAAACTCCCGAAAAGGACAAACTGTAAAATCTATTGGGGTGCCGCCATCTAATGCCACCAATTATCGTGTACAGGGATACAATCACCTTGATTCCGATGGATTAAGCAAAGAAAATGTGCCGATTAATATGCGGGACATTGTTATCGGGAAATATACAAACAGCCACAACAATGTAACTGATACAAGCAAAATTGTGAATTCCAATGGAATGGAACCGGATGCTGTTAAATTTAAAGAATGTGGTGATCCGGATGGCCCTGAACTACCTGCTCACTATGCTGTAACACCCGGTTACTCTGTTATTGATCGATGTGTTGTCACACAAACCAATGAATCGTCAAAAGTCGCAAAGGTACGAACGCGCCAACACAGAATTCCACAAATTGGTGACAAGGTGGCGTCTCGATCCGCTCAAAAGGGCATTATTAGCATGATTTCGGATCCCATGGATTTGCCATTTTGTGAAAAAACGGGAATTACTCCTGATATGATTTTTAATCCACATGGAATTCCTAGCAGAATGACCGGAAGTCATTTAAGTGAAACTGTTGTAGCCAAAGTTTGTGCAATGATGGGTATTGATTATGATGCTACCGTATTTGAACATTTTAATAAAGTTGGCATTTACAAGGCACTCGAAGAAATGGGATTTGACAAATATGGAGATGATGTGATGGTGAATGGTATTACCGGGGAACGAATGGATTGTATGATTTTTATGGGTATTACATATTATCAGCGACTCAAACATATGGTCGACGACAAGATTCATGCACGCAGCCAAGATGGATCACGGGAAACATTGACGAGACAACCAGTTGAAGGTCGCAAAAAGGGAGGTGGCTTCAAAATGGGAGAAATGGAAACTTGGTGCGGAGTTGCACACGGAGCCAGCAATTTCATTATTGATCGGCTTGTAAACAATTCCGACGGATACGAATTCCACGTATGTGATAGATGCGGAAATATGGCCATTCCATACAAAAATATGCGGATAAACGAATGCAATGTATGTAGACAATCAGAGGACATCTCGAAAATCAAAATCCCATACGCATTTAAATTACTAAAACAAGAATTCAATGCACTGGGGGTCGGTGTTTGGATAAATGTCGAAAAATAAGTGGGAAGTGAAGAATAATTATAATATATATATGTTATAATTATTTTTATTGATTGGAAATTATTATGGTGGTGTAAAACCGACCCATAATGAACAATTCTGAGTATTTGGATTTTGTGATGTAGAACTAATCCATAAATCAGTATTATTAATAATACTTCTTAATGCACCATTGTTATTACCACCAATGGGTTCACCGGGGTCAGGAGATGGATCATTCCATTTAAATAAAACACTATTACCTAACATAATCTCATTACTACCTGCGGCTCCTATATCATTTTGATTTCCAGATAATGGTTGAGGACCATCTACCCACACATGTGAATTATTTATAATTTGTATACCGTAATTACCACTAACTCCACTACCAGTATCCTTAAGCAGCCCAAGACAGTTTAATTTACAATTATTGTTTAATAATATGCCATCAGTACCAGAAAATATATTATCACCACTCCCCAAAAGATTTAGTTCACAATTATACTGTGCATCTATACAATTTCCAGCATCTAATATTGTTAATAAACCAGATGATGTAAACTTACAATTATTTTCTAATAGTAACCCACTACTATTACTAGTGGAATTATAAGTCCCGCATTTCATTTTAGAAGAATTGTTTAGTGTTATACCTCCATTACTTCCATATCCATTAATTATAATGTTACCAAGATCAAATTTACTACTATCTCCATATATTCCTGTTCCAGAATCCGATCCGATACCAGTAACTCCACACGACACACCATTAGCAGAATATATATATGATGAATTAGTTGCTGACATACAAATAGTACCAACTAAATTTACACCACCGTGTAAATATACTGAAGAATTATTATTAGAATATATACCAGCATCTTCACCTATTTCTGGAACTGGATCTGGATCTAAACCTGCTAGATGTGAATTAATATTGATTATACCAGAACTATCAAATGTAGAATTATCCGACAAATAAATTCCATTATACCCGGTAATGCCATTAATCTCAGTATTTTTTAATTTTACTGTAGATTTATTATTAATAACCATCGCAGTTCCGGTACTTCCAGTTATTCCTGTAAATATATTTACTGAATCTGCAGATAATTGCGAATTGTTTTCTATTTTACATCCATGATAATAACCATCAACCTCAAATTTACCGGTTGTTGCATCGGAATTATTTGTAACTGACAAAAATGATCTACTTACACCTATTCCAGTATAATTATTAGGTATAGTTTTTATATCACCGCATTTGAAACTAGATCCATTGTCGATATTTATAATACTACCATTAAGACTTTCATGACCGCCTGTTATACCGATATTTCTACACACAAAATTAGAACGATTATTCAAAAATAATATACTTCCAGTAGGTCCAGTTATTCCATAATTTAAATCATCCAAAACTGTGCAATTTGAATTAGTATCAACTTTGTAATAACTAGCATTATATGGAAATTCTGGTGAAGTTCCGGCAATTGTCAATTCACCAGAGTCATCAACATTAATTAATGCATCAGTTGCAATATATGCCGTATCATTATTTACAAATGAATTAGCGCCATTCATTACAACTTTTGCTGAATTTGAGACATTTAATACATTTGCATCGGAGTTGTTATACATACGGCAAGCTTCAATGGTTCCGATTGCACCATTTGAATAATCAACAGATTTGAAATCGTATCCGGTGTTTGAAATTTCACAAGATTTTAATGCGAGATTTCCATTAGTACACGCAATAGTTGCATTCTTAACATGTGTAGATGTTATGCTTCCAGAATAATCAAAATTTGTACCTAAGGAATTATTTCCTAAAATCACAGAATTAGCCATAATTAATTCTCCACGATCATTAGTTCCGGTAACACCGGTAACGTTGGATGAATATTCCACTCCACTTAAATTCATATAAAGGCCTGCAGTCGAGTTATCGATGCCATTTGTATCAAAGCCATATGCACCAGCAATCAACTTACCACCGGCTTTAATATCAATTCCGACATCTCCTTGAGTAGTAAGTTTGACATTTTCGGTAATAACAGTAGTATTTGAAGGTATCACAATAGTAGTATTTGAAGGTATCACAATGTTGGCGTCACTCAAAACAAACTCAAGATTGTTAAAACATACTTTTTTTCCATTAGTTTGGATTGTTGACAATGTATTGAATAATACTTGTGTTTTGCGCTTATAGAAGCTTATTGTATCTAATGGTGGGTATGATCCATTGTATGCAACAGTTATAGTATCCGATGTTGTTGATATAATAATTGCTTCGACATCCTTAGGATTTGTTGGATCCACCGAATCATCAGTCCAACCGTCTACAGTTATAAAATCACCATCTGATACGGTTCCAATAAAACTACTCGTATCACTCGTATTAATTGTAATAAGACCATTAATTGGATCGATTGAATTAGGGTCTGCTGCTAGTACTGCACTTGTTTCATTGGATTCAACAATTTCGCCTCTAATAACTAGAGGCGAAATTTGTTTTCCTCGAGATCCAGCATCTAAAATAATATTACTATCCCAAATAAATGGAAATGGGGGGGGTCCAGTAGGTGTCTCCATAATAATTATTGTAGCTGTATTATTCCAACCAATTTTTTGAATTCTGTTTATTGCTTCTTGAATAGTTTCTAACGGAGCTGATGGGTTAGACCCATCATTAGAATCACTTCCCTGGGGAGATGATGCAATATAAAAAGTCAGGTCATCTTCAGGATCTGCAATGCTGAAATTAACCGTATTTTCAAGTCCTGTAACACCTACCCCGTAAGATCCTGTTATACATTTTACTTCAAGATCAGGACCCATACCGTTTTTAACTATACTTATCTCAGATGAATCGTATGGTGAATCACATGCACTATACAGCATAACATCACCACCGCCACCACTAATACATACCCATTCAGTTCCATCATAATAACAAAAGTCACCAGCATTATCGATCGCGATTTCACCCATCGTACCCGGTGCGCTCGAAGAAACGCCTATCACAGGTATTTTCATCGAATCTGAAGCTACAATTGAGTTTGCAACAACAGAAGTAAATAATCCTTGAGAAGGTCTGATCACAAAGCCGCTCATTATATATATGTTTGATTATTTATTCATATCACTGCACCCAGTGATGTGATAAGACAATCTATTATACAATGGATCAATTTGATGATCATAATTTAGATAATAGAATAAATGAGCCTTGTTGGTTTTATAATAATGGTGGATGTAGATTTAAAAATGGTATGCCTAAAAGTCAATCCGATTGTAAATATTTGCATGTATATCGTCGAAATGTTATGCGCCCGTTACATTTAAAAAGCAGTAAACCATGTATAAAGTATAATTTATACGGAAAATGTAGTTGGGGTGATAATTGTAAGTATTCACATAAAAAATTAGACGAAGTTGAAGATTGTGTGCATTTTGCCCGCAAAATTGTTACACCACCGGATGTATCTTCGCGTTCTAATACCATAACAGAACATTTACATATATTAGAATATAAACAACAACATATAATCGACGATATAACAAAATTAAAAACAAATATAGAAAAATTAAAAAGCTCAGGGGAAATAAAAAGTCGACTCAATATTATAGAATATCGACAAAATGAATTAAGTAGAGAATTAACGCGATTTTCAGGGAATTCGTCTATACAAACCAGATCCGGTATATGTCCACCTCCAGGACTATAATCACTGGGTGCATCACTGGGCGCAGTGAACATCGCTAAAGTCATTTATTGTGTCCATACCACCAAAGTTCAAAAATTGATTATATACGCAATAATCAATTTTACAAATATGAAATCGTCACAATTATTTTATGGACTCAATAAATGACAGTAGCAGGTGTAGATGCGAACGAAGCCGGAGGCGTAGTGAAGCAATCTACACACTGCTAGCGTGATTCACTGCGCCCAGTGATGCGCCCAGTGACATGAAGTGATTTATTATTATGTCTATTGGTAAATTAACACGGATGTCCGACCAGCAGCAGATATTTAACAATGATCTTTATGTATTTTTACGTAATTTGCTCCACGAATTCACAAACGTCAATACTCATATCAAAAATGGCCTTATCAAAATTGATTACGACAAGCTTGCAACAAAATTCGAGGTTGATGTTCGCACATGGGAACGAAAAATGATCTATATGTTGACAATTACCGACAATGAGGTCGTAAATGCTATTTTAATGCTCAAAACATGCAATTCTGATAATACAAGCAAATTAACAACAACATACGAAATATTAGAATCTATGATATCAGAATTAAAACATATATTTATGATTCATTTGTGTGTATTAGGAGGATCGCCGTGTTACACGCGCACAGATATTAATAGTTACAAGTATAAATTCTTGGATACATTTCGGGAAATTGTAATATTCAAATATCAAAATATGTTTTTCCATTTCTTTTAAATTTCCCAATTTGCAAAATTGATTATATACTGCATAATCAATTTTAGAACTTTATCTATTTGGACTCAATAAATGACATTAGCAGGAGGCGCTTGAGAGCACATTACTTAATTCCAGCTTTTAGTTTAAATTCTTCAAGGGCATCTTTGTTTTCAAAAGTATATTCTCTTGTGTTTCCATCTTTGTAATAAATATTTGCAAAGTATCTTGAAGAACTTTTCTTTCGCGATTTTGCATAATCTATGTTAACAACATCTTCATGAGATAAAGGTTCATTAATTTCATTAAAAGTTTTATTCATTAAATAATTACAATTCTTTTATTCATTAAATAATTACAATTCTTTAATTAAAATGGAGGACACCTATGGGTGCGACGGCGAGCGATAGTGGACCAAAAGTCGAAGAGGTAGACTAAATTTGAAAAATTAATTAATGAGTAATCAATTGATTAATTTTGATGTGAATGTTTAGTTTTTTACGTTGAAGAACGTTTTAACTGCGCTGTCCAGATAATTTTTAACTGCGCTGTCCAGATAATTAAGCACACCGCATAATCCAGAATAAAAACACATAGACAATACGCTATAAATTAGATTTAACGGTAATGATGTCGACCAATCATTAATAAATTCATATGACACCATTCCAAGTATCATTGTAGCTTGGACTGTAGGTACTGTAAAGGTGATGAGTTTGTTGAGGGTACCATCGTCATAATTATGCTTGAGTGTAATTAGATTAGTCGTAACAATGTATGCACCATAAATCATTTGAGCAGATAGTAATCCTAATTTCGCAATGTTTGAATAGGTTAGGTCTGAATAGGTTAGGTCTAAGGTAGATGTTTTGAGACTCCTAAAACAGCAACGGGCTGCTATAAGTATGGTTCCACTATCTACAATAGAATAAAGAACTCCTGTGTATAAAAAGTTGTAAACATGAGGGGCAATAACGTTGTCGGTGGTTAGGCTAGAAGTAGACATTTGGGTGTTGTACAGGCAAATGATGTAAAAATCACTTTTGGTAGGGCATTGGCTTAAAAATAAATGAGAGAGTTACAGGTGGCACAGATACACTGATTTGAGGCTTGATGTTTAAGATAAACGTTGATTTTACGGGTTTCGTCGATCTTTATCGCTCGCTCGCACCTTTCATTATCATAGGGTATATTTATTTCATGAAAATTCCCATTTGAAAATAATATTTTCTGACGTCTGCCATAATTTGGTATAGATAAACACGAAACTTATGTAGCAATTAAAGAATATAAATTACGAAAAACCGACATGGACGATCTTATGGATGATGCGCGTGCAGAAATTACCATATTACAATCCCTAAAAGATACATGTAGATATGCTGACGGACGGCAATGATGTGCTCAGTGACCATAGAAGAATATAGGGGACTCACCATTCAAGCGTTTAATAGCGCGTTGGTATGCAGTTTGTGCTAATTTCCAATTTTTGCTTTCATTTACAAAGTTTCCGTATGTTTCTGGAATGTATGAAATAGGATTTCCGTACATCCAATAATAGGTGTCTCCGACTTTTGTCATTACGACAACCGGGCCATTTATGTAATAAAAATCGGGATATCCGTTTGCACATCCATTATTTGTCAATTCTTGTAATTTACCAAGGGTATATTCTGCAACTTTTTCATCTTTTGCGCCAATAATAAATCCACCAGCTTCGAGTGTCCTGTAAACATCCAATAAACTGGTTTTGCGCATTTCTTTAGAGTCGACTACTCTGGTAGTATGGGGAATTCTTGGGAATGACACTGGACACGGTAAATTTCTCAAAAAAGTACTACCACTGTCAAAGGTACCGGCGTGTTGCAGGCAAATTGGATCACCGGAACAATTTGTACAGCTGCCTTTTACTGGGGGTTTGGCGCCGGATGGAGTAGTTGGGGATCCACAACCACAAAATCCTTCAATGGCTGCTGGCTGTGGAATTCCTCGGAGGAATTTATCGTAACAGGTATTTCCCATTTTTGTTTTATAAGTTGTAAATCCGCCACAATTGCATGGACCGTCAGCTTTATTTTGTTCCTGGTAAATAGTGCCACATCCACCGCAGGTATAAAATTGACAAGATTTGCAAGTACTGCAAGTTGGTACGGGGAATTGACTTAGACTGAGATTTTCGGTTTTTGACTTGTGATTGCACCACCACAATACAAAAATCAGAAAAACTGCTATAACCACTAATACAATTTGTTTTTGCTTCATTATAAATAAGTAATAATATTATTGTAAAGGTGAAAAAACGCATTTTCATATTATTGTTCTCGTCATAATATTTGTAGAATTTATGCACAAATTACCCCAATATTTAGAGTATTCATCTTTATTCAGGTCCATAATATAACAAGAATACCCCAAAGTCGACGCAGCATCCATAATATTAAGATAAGTCTCTAAAAAATCTGAATATTGTAATGGGCTTATAAATCCATTATCGCGTACACCTATTCTGTAAATTGCAATACCATCACCTTCAAACACACGCCATTTCATTTGGGTTGTTATTCGATTGCGTTTGTCATTGCTAATATTTGTGAGTTTATATTTATATTCTATATTCCCGTCTTCACATTCAGGTTCAAAAATGACATAAGAATGCAATTTTGACATTATATCCAGATACTTCTTATCACTGAATATATCACTTCACTGCGCCCAGTGACGACCTTAAGATGATACTAATTATTAATGATCGCCGGCATTAATAATTCTAAATTGATACATATTGGAATTGAATTAATAATAGTATGTGGCTTATTTTATTATACTCATAAACGCACAAATGCGGTAAAAACTGAATTAGAAGAAAAATTACAGTCAGAATTAGATGATGTAAAAAAGGAATTAGCTCAAATAAAACACGTGTTGCGTCAAATGTTGGCTACAGGCCCATCAAGTCCACCAGTTTCTGCAGTTAAACATCAAAAATCTGAAGTTGTTGCTCAAAATACACCTGTTGTTGAAGAAGTAGCACCGCCGCCCGTACAAACACACACATCCCCGGCTTCAGTTCCACCTGCTCCAAAAATAACAGCGAATCCCGGTCCTATCCATACAACAGGAAGTATTATGGATGCACCTCTTCCATCATCTGATACTTCAAAAATATTACCCCCAATCGATACAGAAGTATCTCTCGAAGATGAAATCGCCGAAGAATTAAGAGAATTAGAAGCATCCAGATGTGAAAATGGCGTTTGTAAATTAAAAAGTGACAGCGATAGCGATGATGACAGCGATTTGTAATCGATGGCAACAGCGATTTGTAATCGATGGCAATAGCGATTTGTAATCGATGGCAACAGCGATTTGTAATCGATGGATATTGTACCCAGCACAATAAATTTATAAAATACATAAAATTTATAAATTTTGACATTCCCCACCCCGCACCATTTCACACAATTTCATTATAATATACATATGCAATTTCTGATGGTCTTGTGTACGCCACATATTTCAGTTGATTCTTTTCTTTTACAGTATCAATATGACAAGATATACCGTAATTGTAATGATTTTTTAATTTATCAAAGTCCGGTTCATCAATAAATACTGCCAAATATGAAGACCCCTGACTTTTGTGTGAAGTAATTGCGTACCCCCAATCAATATCTTTTTCAATAATACAAAATCGATCACACAATTTTTCAGAATCATTAAATGGTTTGTTATCATCCAATCGATCTCCTAACAATTCGTCACCATATTTTTCAGACAAATCACCCGCCAATTTATTTATTTTTACAGCATTTTCAGCGTAATCGATTACTTCGCTCGTATTTCTGAACAATAACGGATTTTCCGATCGGAATTGTGTTTCGCCAACAATTTGCCCCCGATATTTATAGATATTCTCCATAAAAACCAATCGATTCCGGAGTTCACAATATTTTTTAAAATCATTCTTTGATGATCGCTTGCCATTTACTTTTTCTGCGCGTTTTGACAATTCCCGAAGCAATGCGACATTATTAAAGCTCGAAATGTCCGGAATAAATATTTTTGACACAACATCAGTATCTGTTTCTTTGATTGTGATGCACAAACCAACCAATCCCGAAAAATCAGCAATTCGGTGGGCTTTTGTAGATGATACCGCCGTCACATAATAATCCTGTCCGTTGCTTATATACGGTTCCGGAAATCCAATATTATTGTATCCCATGAGCAATTCACCTACTTCAGGAATCAATCCTCGACCCAAAAGTCCCCGAATTCTCTTGTTATGAGATTTTACAGCATCATTTGTATAAGCAATTACGCGGATTTTGTGGTATTCGACTGTGTTCATATACAATTGAGCCATTTGTGCTTGCCATTCTTCATTGTCTGTGTAAAAATGTACTCCATGATCAATATTGGAATCGATGCCCGATTTCATTATTCTTGTTGTTCTGTCGATTTCGGGTTCTCGGCGTTTAGCGATTGCATCCCTCAATTCTAAATAAATGGGAATAATTGGATTTCCAGAATCGCGTTGTCGCATATTGGTTGTCAATTCAAATTTATGGGGGATTTTAAAAATACATGAATCGATTCGATATGCAACCTTTGTATCTTTTTTACGGGCAAATTTTTGAGATGGATTAGGTATTTGATATTTATCGCCCACAAAAATCAATTTCTTTTTATGTTTGAATGCAAATTCGAGGATTTTTTGGGCATCCTTATCATTTATCATGGAAGTTTCATCGATAATAAACAAATCATATAAATTTAGTTTGTGTTCGGTAGATGTATAATTGCGTGTTCCAATGTACGAGAAATTCCGCATTTTTCCGAGTAAAGAAGCAACCGTCATTGTTTTTATTGTGTAAAATGCATTATTGTTTAGAAAAAGGCCAAGAACCTTGCGAGCTTTGTGGGTAGGGGCAACTCCAGCGATTGTATACGACGATCGTAGTTTATCTGCAATATAGCGAGTTAAAAAAGTTTTTCCACAGCCGGCAGCAGCATACAATAAAACAGAACAATCGGATATTTCATTTATTGGTTTCTTTACAAAATCTAAAATTCCACAAAGTGCTAGTTTTTGATCAGCGGTTAATTGATCCTCCATTAAAAGTGAATTAATACTGAAGTTGTAATTCACTTTCAATGTGTACCACCATGGATCGTAGAATTATTGCATTTTGGAGGGTTAGAGAAAGCAATGGGCATTTCTCGCAATTCTGCAAACGTAATTTTCAATTTAACTCTGATATATTAGAAAATTTTCCAGACGAAATTAAAAATCTAAATTTGTACAAAAATAAATTTGAGGTTTTAGAAAAAATGGCTACTCATAATGTTTATTCGTGTGCTGAAAAATGGATGATGATGTCAAAAGCAGCAATTTTTGATGACAATGAATCATTTGAATTAATGTGTAAAGAAAATAGCCCACCTAAAATTAAAAAATTAGGACGTGGGGTAAGTGGATTTGATCCTTTGAAATGGAATGAGTATGATATGGACATTGTTAAAATCGGCAATTACTTGAAATATTCACAAAATGTCGAATTAAAAGAAAAAATAATTGCGACAGATGATGCAATTCTTGTTGAGGCAAGTCCACAGGATCGTAAATGGGGTGTAGGTCTGAGACCAGAAGACGAAAAGGTACAAAACCCTGAAATGTGGAAGGGTGAAAACAAATTGGGTATTTGTTTAGAATGGGTGCGAGATTTAATTAATAAGGAAAATATGTGATAATATAAACAAAAATTATTGTATTATATCAAATTTATTTATGATTTTTATAGTATCAACTGCAATGATCGCTACTATATAATTTGAATACAATAATTCAAAAATGCGGTCTAAAAGTGAAAAAAACGCAAAGATTATATACTCCATCACTGAGCGTTGTCTTATAATTATGGATGAAAATCCCTCAAATATCCGATTTGGATATGCGTGCATCAATACAACGATAGAAGCCCTCGTTAATCGAAGTTGTATCCAGCAAACTTTGACTGCCAATGGTATCGACCATGCAATTTACCTTGCGCTTTCTAATTTACAGAATGTTGTTAAAATTCTTGAATGGAATGCACAAAATGGAATTTATGTGTATAGAATGAGCAGTGCAATGCTTCCACACATTACAAATCCAGCATTTTTGAAGCCTGATTCGGAATCCCCGTATGCATATCCATTGTCGATATTCGACGACGAATTTGCGGCAATTTCAGATGCTGCACGTCGTTTTAATCAGCGTCTTACATTTCATCCCGATCATTTTAATCAAATTGGTACGCCTCGTCCGGAAGTATTTGAAAAAACATCTTTAGATCTGCAAATGCATGCAGATATTCTTGACAAATTGGGTTGTGGGATTGATTCTGTAATGGTTGTACATGGTGGGGGTGTATACAATAACAAAAAAGCCACAATGGATCGATGGGTCGAAAATTTCTACAAATTGCCACCACAGGTACAAAAACGCATTGTTATTGAAAATTGTGAGCATAGTTATAATTACAAGGATATGCTGGAATTATCGGGGCGTATTAACAGACCAGTTGTTTTTGACACCCATCATCATACTTGTTATTCGGAAAACGTGGAGGAATTGCCAGACCCATCGACATTTATAGATGACGTCATCGAAACGTGGACAAAATTGGGCATTCGACCCAAATTTCATGTTTCGGAACAAGCTCCCGGGAAAAGGATAGGTGCACATTCTGATTATGTAGAAACAGTACCAGATTATTTATTGGATGTCAGTGAGCGTATTGATATTGACATTATGGTGGAAGCAAAAGCAAAAGAAAAAGCAGCACTCAAATTGATGTACGAATATATTGGATGACTGTAGCTGAGTTGTATAGACTTTCTGGATTAATTGTGAAACCCGACATTACACATTGACAATCAGTGACTGTGACCAAACCATCCACTTACAATAATAGCCATAAATCCAGCAAAAATCAATGACGCCGAAATTCTCGAATCCAATACTTTATTTACCCCAACCAATAAATCTTCAACAATCAGCCAAATAAGTGCAGCCACTCCAAATGCCATCATTCCATAATATGCAGAAGTTCCTTTCAATTTAGATGCAGCAAAATATCCAGTGAGACCACCAGCGACAAAAGCGGCTACAAATATTGCAACAACACCCATTATTTTTGTTTTTGAAACACCCGAATAAATCATTTGTGAAGATGTTGTTAATGTTAACAGAGATATTTCGAAACCAAGGGCGATTGCCAGTACCATTCCAACATTTGAATTAGATGTAGACAATGCCATACCAATTAATAGTGCATCAATAAAGAAATCGATTCCAATACTTATAATTAATTCCCATGGCATTTTCCCAGAGGTGACAGATTTTGTAATTTGCTGGCGCTTATCGAAAATGGTGCGAATAGTGATCATGAGACTGAGCCCAGCTAAAATACCAATAACAACGGCTATACGATCGGATTTAGTTTCTGTATCTGCGACTTTTGGAATAAGTTCGGTAGAAACCGCTGCCAATACAATTCCAGCAGCGAGGGCGCGTAATCCACTAACAAATTTCGCATTTGGTCGAATATA